CAAGGGCCTCCTCCGCAGTCGCCTGCGTAAGTGGCGTGTTCGAAGAATTCGGCTCAATTACTTCGGATTGTAATAAGAATCAGGCCACGCACAGTACAGCCCACTCAGTGGTTGACGGTACCTCGTGCGAATTAGATTCGACCGTGAGTTGTGAATCTAGTCAGTTCACAAATATCTCGGCACAAGAAAGTGATTCTGGGACAAAACATCCCAGCGTAGCGGGACTTGTGGAAACTTCAATTGACTCTTTCACTGAATCTATCATTACCGATGATAGTGGATATGAAAGTAGCTTTGAATGGGAACATGAGCAATTATTAGAAGCTTTAAAGAAGAGTGGGATAAGTGATGAACAAGCTTTCCCCGGTTCCTTCTCTGTGGTTGAAGACAAGAAATCCGAACCTAAGCCTAAACCTGAGAAAGAAAAGAAGGAAATGAAGAAGGGTTTGGTATTGCCTAAAGTTGGCAAAGAGGATAAGACGAAACTCACAGAGATATTTGGTGAATTAAATTTCGGAGATGACAAAATAGTGCCACACCCAACAATGGCTTCAGTGCGTTTGATTTTAGGAGATAGATTGAATAAACGTATGTTAAGGTCTCACCGCCATGTGATTGATGGCTGGGGTTGTTCCAGATTTGCTGGGAAAACCAGGTCAGTGCAATTGACTTGTGTTACTCATGCAGATCAAGATCGTATAAAGAGGCACAAACAGAAGTGTACCAAGAGTGGTGCATTTATTTGTCACCACGATCCATTAATTTGTGATTGTGAAGGACACAAGATCGGTGACTCAGCCTTTGTGATGGAAGATGTGGCATACCATCTGTCCAAAGATGAAGTGGCAGCACTAATTTTGAAGTATGGTGCTGTTTATGCCCTATATCACTATGTGGAACATGGCGATTATGTATGGGAAACTGATGAACGTGTTAAAATGGTTAGAGAAAAAGGGCAATTAATAACAGAAATCAGTGGGATGAAATACTATCATCATCAATACCCGGATTTCCTAACCTCACCAACTACAGTAATTGTTAATGGACAACGTTACTTATTAAGCCCGAAAGTGCATGAGCACTTCGAAACATACGCAGCGGTGCAGTTTTGCCTTGATCCAGTAAATGGAGAGGTTGAAGATATGCATAAAATTTCTACTTGGGATTTCTTCACCAAACGCTTCTATGAAGAAGGGAGCGTGTTAGTGTCGGAGAGCCTACCCAGCTTGCAAATAAAGAGACTTGCAAGAGGCATAGGTGCTACACTGTTAGCATCTGCTGCCACTATTGGTTCAATATTTATCAATAGTGAGACAGTAGGTAAGAAAACTAAGTATACCGCCACCGGTGTATTGGCCATGACTGCCAGTATAGCTGGGTTGTATGTAAAAAGTGTAGCTTTAGAAGGATTGAAAGCTACCCCATTCGGGTATATTAATGGACCAGCCGCTTGGAATGCCAAGTCCGGAGTATTAGATTATCGAGTGGCAACACACTTGATGGACACGGAAGGGCGTTATAAAAATAGGCACCACATGCTAGTGAACACGAAGATCGTGAGCAGCATGAAGCGGTATGGCTATGGTAGCGTTGTGGCTCTGGAGAATGCTAAGAAGTATTCGCGTTTTATATTGGAGCGTGAGGCAGCAGAATTATCGCATTATGAAGAAGGTGACTTTCAAGTCCAAATCCGTCAAATGAAACAGATGGTGAAAACTGCTATTATTATGGGCGGAACTGCTGCTTTATTGGCAGTAGGAGTGGACTCATGGAGGCAAGGAAAACCCATGATTCAAAATAAAGTTATACCTTACATAGTAGATAAGTTGCCGCGAGTGCAAAAGCTAGGGTTTGAACAGAGTTTAGTTGGTGCAGGATTTGCACTAGCTGGGACTCTATGTGAAACCCATAAATTTGAAGAGGTCATTCACACAAAGTGTGCTTTCCGACCCGTCCCTAAACCTAAAATAGACGAGGATTGGACATACAAAGTACTGTCGGCGTGCCCTTGCCCTGGGAGCCGAAAGGTACAAGTATGTGGCCCGATCGTGAATCCCGATGATGTGATGATTCCACATCATTGCAATGATGCTGCAGAACGAGCGTTATTGCACAGGCAGGCGAAAGCCCACGAACCATATGATGAAGCTTTTGTACTTAAAGCTATTGAAACATTTGAGAAAGAATATTTGCCACTCATCTTTCCAAAGGCATCAGTTGAATTAATGACTGAAGATGAATGGTTATACGATAATCACTGGCCTAAGAGTAAGCGTGACGCTAATGTGATGGCTATGCACGAATTTATAAGACACTTACGAACTAAGGATTACATGAAGGAATCCTTTATCAAAGAAGAGGTGGGAGTTTATAACCCATACAGTGCAAAGCCTATGCGTGAACGCTTTATTCAGGGCAATAAACATGCGTACAACGTAGCGATCGCACCAGCTATTAAAAGCTGTGCTACAGCTATGAAGAAAATCTGGGATGGAACAGGTCCCATACATTATGCATGCAGGAGTAATGAAGAAATGGGAGACATTGCATACGAAAACGTGTGCAATGGGTTAACCTGGTGCTCTGAGAGTGATTTCGTTGCATTTGATTCACACCAACACGTCTTATTATTACAACTTGAAGCTCGCATTTATGATTACATGCTAGCTGATTTCCCAGACAAAAAGAGGGTTATAGCTTGGTTGAAGAAACAAGAGCAAACCCATGGAATTATTAGTTGTCGGGAAACTGAAGGAGCCATAGAATACTGGGGAATGGGCACTAGAGCAAGTGGAATGCCCAATACGTCTTGTGGTAATACACTGTTGAATGTGTTTGCTCAATTGACGGTATTAACCCTAGGCTCTTCAGTTAATCAAGTTAAGGAGTGGCTGTTAAATAAAAGTTTTGCCCTCCACTTGTTGGGTGATGATATGTGGTTTCAAGGCACAAAAGAAGTGTATCAAGCACAACGGAGAGGTTGGGTGGCCTTTAAAAAGATAGGCCTGCCTGCGACCGGCAATTTCTTGGGAGAGGAATTGTATGGTTGTGAATTCTTAAGACGGCGCCCTTATGATGGAATAAGCCGTACTGGAGAAGAAACCTTCGTGTTGATGCCAAGACCAGGACGTATATTACAACGCGCGTTCGTCCGGTATGCTGGAAGGGTGTTGAATGAACATGATGCACACTATTATGCACATGTGGTTGCTACAGGATTAAAGCAACAATTTGTTAACACGCCAGTTATTACTAAGTTGTTAGATAAGATTATCCGACTTAGTGGTGATGTGGTCGACTCGTATCCTCGAAAAGGGTGTTATTCTAGAGCTAAGGGGTCGATAAATAGACACTTAGAAAAGCGGATCGCCTACTGGGGATCTTGTGCTCGGTTGAGTGACACTGGAGTTGATCAGTTTATCGCAAATTACTGTTTGACGGATAGAGATATTTTCCTTGCTGAGCAGGAAATTGAGAAGATGACAACTATCCAAACTTGTTTGGGTGGTGCAGCTTTTCACAAATTCCATGAAATTGATAACCATGCTTAAATGCATTTGGGGTGGCTGGTTGGGCTGAATAGGATGGGTATCTTAGTGAAACATAATGGAACGATTAGCAATGGAAAAATTTGTAGGAGCTGGAGCCGGAGGCTCAGCCCCTATTGGAACGCCAGAAATGGCTTTAGCTGCGTTTGACGCAATGTACGGAGCAGGCAAGTACGCTGTGAGGGGTGCATCAGGTGCACGAAAGCGTGCTCGTCGCCGTAGACGACGCCGACGGCAGGGGCGCGGGAGAGAATCGGCATCGGTTATGCCGGCACTTCCCGCGCCTGGAGTACTGCCTCGAAGGCCGCCACTATCGTCAAGTGCGATGGCGGCGCCAGTGGCTTATGGACAACGTATTAGACAAGATTATTCTGGATTAGATACTTACGTGGTAAAACACTCGGAATTCATCCAGGACATACCAGGAAGTACAGATTTTAGTGTGGCGAAGCTACGTGTAAACGCAGCTGACCCAGTTACTTTCCCTTGGTTAGGATCTTTAGCCCCAAACTTTGAAAAGTATAAGTTTAGGCGGCTTAATTTTATGTTGAAACCACAAGCCCCGTCCACTACTCCTGGAGTTATCATGATGGCTCTAGACTATGACCCAACTGACCCTGCACCTGTCGCGAAAGCAGACATGTTGCAGTATGATGGAGCAGTTCGAGTGAATTCATGGTCAGAGCAAAATATGTCGCTGAAAAGTAGAGGTACCAGGTACAATGCTGCACTCACGCCGAGTGATCCAGCTGACGTGCGGTTATCCGATGTAGCCAATTTATTCTTGGCCACATCAGGGCAGGATTCGACTGCACTTGTATCTGAGCTCTGGGCAGAGTACGAGGTAGAATTAATTACACCGCAGGCGAGGACTGAGTGTGATACATTTGTGTTGAATACTTCGTCTTGGGATCAGACGGAGGCATTTGGTAGTGGCACAGTCACTAATCCAAGTGTAAACATAGGTGTATCAACGGAGGTCTCATCCCTTGAAGTAAAGAAGGCCGGGCTGTATGGCATTTTGATCAAAACAGTTGGTGGCGGTATGAGTATCGACACCTCTGTTGATGATGCGTATTACATCACTATTTCAGTGGATGGAGTGGATCTTAATGGTCAAAGAGCCGTAGCCCCTGCAGGTGGACTACCTATACAGAATGGAGCAAACTCCATACCGACCGATTTTCTTAGCTTGTTACCCGGACAAATAATTAAGTTCGAAAGCAACTATCTTTCAATCACACCTGGAATACAAATTGTTGTGTATTCGGTGGATGCAAGTTAATGGAAATTGATGAGTGCATAGAGAGTATTCATTGAAGTTGACTTAGGTTAAGTTTGAGGAATAATTAGTGATACACTGGCAGTGTTTTGAGGCTAGGTGATAGCGCTAACTAGAAATAGTTAGGCGTGTGTAACTCCTAGAAACATGGAAAGGTCTATTACTAATAATAGTATTCGGTAAATGCTAATTCCTCGCTAATCTTCTCAATTGATATTAGAGTACTAGCACGCTGCTAGACTAAACCGACGAAAGTTGGTCACATAATAACAATACACGATGTTAGACTGAACGGGTGGTGAAGGCCAGGGGTTCAGTCATGGTGAGTGTATCACCGCATCACAACCCCCACTAGTTAAGC